TTTATAATGAATGGGCATTTCTTGAAAGGCAAAGGATATATTTCCTCTGCCTTTTTTTGTAAATCTACCATGTTGCTAATGCTACCCTTTGCCATGTATTTGTTGCTACACATAAATATAATCGGCAATAGCGGAAAGCAAATCATCATCGTTGGCATTAACTACCGTTTTAATCTGGTTAAACTCATCGCTGGTTACCTGATCGCCTGTATTCTTGTTTGCGTATGTTATTTTGCTCATGATTGACTTATGTATGATTCTAAAACTAATTGCACTATCCATGCCCTAGAGTCGGCAAAATCGTAATTCATATTCCTGCTACTCACTAAATCAGATTTCCAAATATCCATATTAGGAATCGTTAAATCGGTATTCTTTACTGAATCGCCAAATAATAACCCTAAAACAATATTTGCTATTTCTTCAGCTATTTTAGATCCACCTTTTGATGCGGGCCAAACAGTATTGATCTGTATTTGAATGCTATCGTTATTTGTTCTGTTGCATTTATTCGATTGCGCTTCATTTGATGTTTGGTTTAGAAGTATTATGTAAGCCTCCACATTCCCTGTTAAGATAGCCTTATCGTTGCCATTTGTTGGCATATAATATTCCTCGAATACACCAATGTTTTTATTTTGGTATGTTACATTGCCTTTAAGGGCTTCAAATACTGCCGTTCTATATGGTAAGCTAGTTAATATCATATTCCTTTACCAAAATTATTAACCACTTTTTTTAAATCCTTAATAAATTCCTCTTTATATTTCATGAATGCAGGTAAAACATAAGGCTGGTTGATTATTGTTCCCTTTCCATTGATATAATAACGCTGCGCTGTAGCTCTCCATTCTTGCGGGACTGTTGCAAGATAAGATTGTGCACTTTGACCCGTCCCAAATTCAACCCATGCCGCTATTGGCCCTGCTGATTTCTCCACATACAAAGTAGCCCTCAATCCGTTATTGGTTAAAGTATATCCAATTGCTTGGCTTATAGGCGTCCAGTTGCGACCATTAGCTATATCTGATTGTGATTCAGATCCAAATTGTGTTCTTATTTGATCGCCACCGCCAGGAGCATCCCGAATAGCTTGCAACTCCATTTCACCAATATTAAACTCAACAGCCTCCTTTACATCCGTTTCAAACTTATCTGCAGCAGCACGAAGTTTAGTCGCAAATTGAGTAAAGTTCTGATTAGTTGCCATTATGCCAAAGTAAAAGGTAATGTTAAAGGAAATATATTTGTTGGTGCTGGTTGTTCTCTAAATCCCGGCAAAGCATTTGCAATAGCCGTAATAACTAATTTACTTCGATATACATAATCTGGCTCGGCTTGGTTGATTCTAAAAGTTTCACCACGCCATTTAATTACCATATCTTCAATCACAAACTTATCATCACGATATCTAACCTCAAATTTAAATACAGGCTTTAAACGCTCTTGATTTGCTTCTAATGATCGGCTTGCTTTCAATTGCAATACAGTAGCGGATGTAGACCAGTACAACGTTTCAACAGGAATAGAACCTCCTGCGCCATCATCGGAATCAGAATACTTGTATATTTCTATACGCTGATTAATAAGTCCGCTTACTTGTTTCATTATAGAACTAAGTTTTTAGAGTAACCGTGAGCCAATAATTTAGCGTTCGGACTAACTAAATCAGTTACAGGCATTCCCCTAAGTTTATACAAATAATCACATTCAGCAAGTATAGCTTGTTTTAATGCTTTTGGTAACTTATCGGATTCATAACCTGTATTGTAAACCAACGTATAAATATCAGTTGATTCATTTACATATCCACTAAAAGGAGTTACATAACTATTATCAATAGCGTAAAACCATTCAATACCAGACGTAGATTGATTGTTAATCCAAATAGTTTTATTACGATATGCCGAAGCAGTATATTGATCTGTAGGAACATCGACATTGTCTTTATCCTTTAATGATGTTATTGCGCCATTAGGAGATAAAGGTAATTCAATTGGATAACCCGACCATTGCAATGTAACATCACGATTAGCTAAACCAACATTTAAGTATTGCTCTAAACGCTCCCTTGCTGTAGTAATCGTCAATTCAATATCAGCGTCATCACTTGCGTAATCGGCATCAATCATCATATAGGCTTTTGCTTCGGCCAAAGTAACAGGTTCATCTGCTTCTTCTTCGTCAATTAGCTGATATGGTTGCATTATTTTTTAGATTTAGGTTTCTTTACTTCTTCAATAGGCTCGTCATTAATTACCTCTGACATTTTATTGATTTCAGATAATGCTTCAATCTTTTTGCCTTCAGTTGAATTGCCTTGTGCTATTTTTTCTGCTTTATCTTGTTCTGTTTCTGTAACCTCATCGCTTTCTTTTGCTTTGTTAGCAAGCTTAGCCGACACTAAATATTGTTGATCTGCTTCTGAACATTCGAATACATCACCAGCATCATAAATTCTTGACGTTGGCGCCCATAGAAAACGCATGTTAGCTTTTACCTTAAATACAGGTGTTTCTTCTTTCTTCATTTTAATGAAATTAATGTTTATGTAAATGTATGAAATAGTAACGAAATAAAAAAACCGTTGAGGTAACCAATCCCAACGGCTAAACAAAACCTAAACTTATTATGAAAAGAATACATCAGGACGATGTGTAGCAAGAACAGGATTCGAACCTGTACGATTAAGTTATCTAGTCCTAATCTTGTCTTTGTTATTCGTCTGCATGCTATCCACCTAGATACTGGGTGTCTTAACTCCGACAGTTAGCGTCTACCGTTCCGCCACCTTGCTAAATAAAGCGATTAAGTTTATCCAAACTCAACCGCTATCTAAATTAACGCTCTCATGTTGGTCATCCCTGCCAACAATGTAAAACTACAAAAGCCCCAACATAAATGCAAGGGCTTTGTGTATTATTGATGTTACAATCTACTAAGGCGCTGTTAAAGCAGTAATAGCAGTTGAGAACGTGCCTTTTACGAAAGCATTTAACCAATTTGATTTAACAAATAGAACTGCTCTCATTTCTGCTAAGATCGTTACCAAGTTTTTGATAAAGTCATCGTTAACATAACCGATTTGGATATTTACATCCTCACGAATAGCTAAAGTTGCTTTTTTGAAATCTCCAACCAAGAACGATCCAACAGTAACACCGTTGTTAGCTACTAAACGTAAGCCGGCAACTGTCATGCCATCAGCAGAACTAAATGGAGGTAACAAATAACGGCCTTCGCCATCTTTCACTAATTGCATAGCGAAATAATCAGCAGGGTTAATAACAACCGCATCAGCAGTAAAGTTAGCAGCAGCAATTTGAGCTACGGCAGCAACTAATACGTCAAAACGATTTGGAGTTGGTACAGCTAACGCTAAAGTCGAAACAGCAGCAAACGTAGGCGCAACAGTTAAAATACCTTTCAAGTTTGGAGAAACACCATCACCTGATAAAATTTGCTCATCTAATTTCAAAGCAACTAATTCACGTAATTCAGTATTGATCTCACCTTGTAAGAATTTAATATCCGCTAAAGCTTCTTTAGATACTTTAATCCATACAGCAATCTTCTCTACTTTTGCTGTAGCCTCAACGATGTCAAAATCTGTTTGAGGTTTAGTAGCGCCCTCTGCAACAGTTCCGGCCACGCCTGGGTCAGCGTTCTTTTGTTCAGCCCAAGCGATGTACATATTATCGGTAGTGATAATACGAACCAATTCACGCATGAAAGGCTGACGCCTTTGAATACGAGCAAATTCAGAATCCCAATTAGTTAAACCAACTGTTCCGCCTGAATAATTTCCTGCAATCGTCATCGTGCCGGCAGCTTTCATTGCGAAACGTACCTTAGTGTCGCTGTTATCTTTTAAAGCAAGTAATTGAGCCTTGTTACTTTCAACATTATCCCTCAACTCTTGTTCAAAAGATTTAACTGTTTGAGCATCACCTTTTGCTAAGCCAGCAACAACTTTAGCAACGCTATCGTGCTGTTTTTGCATCTCATCAAGGATGGTCTCTAAAGCTTTCTCTTGGTTATCCGCTGAATCTTTAAGCTTTAATGATTTGAATGCTTCTTTAGCAATACCCTCAATTAATGCTTTAGCTTCTGCTGATCCAACTTCAACTTTTAACAATGCCGCAAGGTTATGAGCAACATATTTTTGTGCAGCATCTTCTGCTGAATCTTTAACGACCTTAAGGGCGTTTTCTTTTTCTTGTTCTGGGGTTAATTCCGCCATGATTTCTTTTAATTTAAAAAGTGTGTATAAAATGATTTACTTTTTTGACTGCTCAACGGCGGGTCGATTTGTTGAGTGACTTTAGTCGGCTCAATATTATTAATGTTCCCGGTAACACTATTGCTGCCAAAAACTACTAAACTACTTTCTCTAACGTTCTTTGCTTCCTTCACTACAAAGAAATAAGGGATGTATTCAAATTCGTCTTTATTTGCGATTACGCCGATAAATTCATCATACCTTTTTTTCTCGGTTTCATCTTGCGGCGCATTGCTATCCATTGCAAATTCAATCGTGACATATTGCATTCTTACACTTGCCTCAATTTGATCGCCACTCTCTAGCCATTCTTTAGCTTTAGAATGGATCACTTTATCTTTAGGAAACTTATAAATCAAAGCTTGTGTATCTCCAGAATATGGCTTCCCCAATAATGAAAAAGGCAATTTAGCCACAAACATTTCAATGTACTCTTTACGGACAATTACATCGTCAATACAAAGTTCATGATCGGCAACTAAATAGTTATTGCCTTGCTGTTCTTTAATTGATTTATTCCAAAGTCCGTCAATATGTAAATCGTTATGGCTGTCTAATATTTTAGTAGTGTTTACGGCTATGTAATAATAAGCATCGTCTATTTTGATTCCCTTTGTTTGATCCTGGAATTTCAATAAATCCAATGACTTACAAGAAACGCTTAATCCTTTTTCGCAAGACTTTTGTATTTCTGCTTTTTTAGCGTCAATAATTAGTGATATGTTTTCCCTTAAAGATGAAAATAAATCTTCTTTTGTAGCAAAATCCTTATTAGGAAAATAAATGCTTTTAATCATTTCTTTAAAGGTTTATTAACGTATTTAAGCTTTTCTTCAATCTCTTTAGCTACTTTAATATCAATAGTCCTTTCGGATATCTTTTTTAAATTATCTAATGTTTCTTTTGCTTTATCCTTACTATTGTCCATATAAGTAGTATTTTAGTTACAATACACCAAATATACTAATAAAATTGTATTTGCAAATTATTATTAACTCGCCCCAGAAAGCTTACGATCGATTATTCGCCCTCTTTTTTGGTACGCATTATACCTATTCTCTGTCATTAGCGATTGAGTGCAACGGCAATTAATTCTATTTTTTGCTGTTAGTTTAACATCTCCAGGCCTTGTAGCGTTTTCGCTTGCTTGACCTTCAGCCGATAAAACATACTCTTCATCAATCGGAATAATCGTGTCGTTTTCGTGAATATGCGATGGTCTTTCTCTTGGATCATTACGTCCTAACCAAACTTTATATCCCTGCCCGCCTTGTTCTTCAATCCATGACCTTGCGCCAACATCTTTGCCTAAGTTTGCCAAGGTCGTTGCCTCTGTCCTGCTTATGGTCTTTGATCTTAGCTTTAATTTGCCGTCTAAAGTTCTTTCAAACAATCTTATCGAACCGTTACGATCTAATCCTAAAGCGTTAATATCGCCTAATGCTTCAGTAATAATTCTGATAGTTGTATCGTTTAATTCTCTTTGAATTGAATAAACGTAATTTAAGGCATAATCACGGAATATGCTTTGCCAGATATCAACAAGGAAAGATATTGATGAAGCCTTTTGAGTTTCTAAACCTCGCTGCCTATAATATTCTTGTTTGGCTATTTTTAATGGGAGTTGCGAATATGCTTTTTGATAAGCTGGCAGCCAAATATTTTCATCAACTAAAAAAACCGGATTGGTTAAAGTTCCGTTTTGTTTAACGTACTCAATAACCTGTTTAACTGATTTACTTAACGCATTACGGAATATTGGAACCAACGATTTTTCTGCGATACGTTGTTGACGTTCCCAAAGTTTGCGTTCTATTCTAAATTCCTTCAGCATCGATTTTATTGATGTTTAATTGTTCTTCTAATTCTGGTGTTTCGTTGGCAAGCATAAACCCCACTTCAACACCAAGATTAAAAGCCTTTATAAATTCGCTTGCATCTATCGTTACGGTTAATTCGCTCATAAAGTATCAGCGTTTGGATCCGTTTCCATTTCGCCGTCTAAAACATCATCAAGCGATAACATTCCGCTATTGACAAGTATTTGCTTGCCGTTAGTCCCATTAATATCATCCCATCCAAAAACAGAGCGTTGCTCATTTATAGTCAATAATGGCTGCCCGTAAACCTCTTTCATTAGCTTCAAATCTGGAGCTAGTTCGCTAAACTCCGTTAAATCGTGACAGCTAATTATTTCGGGCCACCATTGTTTAATCTTTTGGTTTAGCTTTTGGTCGAATTTCCTCAATTCCGGAATGGCTGTATTTGTAACTAAAGACTTAAACCCTACGATTATACTGTTTTCAGAAACGCTCGATGCGGCAGGGGATAAGGCCCATGGAACACCAACAATTGTAAATATATTTTTCCAGCTTGAATCTTCAGCTTTAATTAACTCCATTTCAGCTAAAGTATCGCCAAAGTTGGTAGCGTTTACATACCCGTTACTCCAATATTGCCTACGATTGTTTTGCGCTCCAGTAAATAGCCTTTCATGAGAATTTCGCAAAGCTGTCATTTGATCGGCGGTCATCTTCTCTGTTACTTCGCCCTGGCTATCTACTAAAATATCAGAACTAAACATAGTACCACGTCCGCCATTTCTAAATGCAGCCTCTTGCGCTATATTATTTTGATTAGATAAGTTAATATCAAATGCCGCAACTTCATCAACACCTAAGCCTTTTAAACTGCCTATATTTGGATTCCAATGCTTAAGGTGTAGCATGTATTCCTTTTCAACTCTTATTTGCTTTCCGTTCCAAGCGGTGTAAATATAATGATCGATATTATCGTAATCATTTGTTGATTGAATGGGTTCTACTCTATCCCTAGATAAAGCATGAACAAATACAGGTTTCTTATTTCGGCTTAATTCTCCTAATGGTTCAAAGTATAAATAACCATCCCCCAAAGTATAGTTATGCCAAAATCCCTGCATCATTTCTATGCCGGATTGATAAGTATTAGGATTGTCAAATAAGTTGTTTAACTCATGATTTTCTACTTCTTCAAGGTTTAAGGCTTTAATTAAAACCCTTTTTTCGTTTGATGTAGACTTGCTATAGAATTTATTGAATTTAGCTTCTGATCCTGTTGATTTCTTTTTACTAAACATTATCGGTGCTTCGGTAAGCTTATTAACCAATATATTTGTAGCTGAATAGAATATTTTATTATTGTACGATTCTTTTCCTGCGATTGTAAGACTGAATTTATTGCCGAATACTAACGGCAATGCTGCGCCTAAATTTGGGTAGGCCTTGTTGATCGACTTAACCGATTTGCCAAACATTACATTAAGGCCTTCCTTGATTTTTAATTGCATGATGTAAAAGTAATGCTTTTGTTACAATATTGCAATATATCAAATTATTGCATAACTGTTCTTTCTTTTTGTATCTTCTTTACCTCAAAATACATCCTCATCATAATCATATCGGAAACATCCGGCGATCGGCCTAGTAACTCTTTAACCTTATCCTTTGGGACAACTTGCTTTTTGCCGTCCTTATCCATATCCTTTTGCTTAACCTGTTCAAATTCTTCAATTAATCTGGCTACAAATTCCGGATCATCTGAAGCTACAAATAATTGATTTGCCCTTACAATCTCAGCTAATTTGAAATAACATTGAGATTTTAGGTTATTAAAGTTTTCTCCGTACAATGGCGATGAATTATTCACAAAGCCCTTGCAACCTAACTGATCCATTACACCTCCACCTACACCATCTTCATCAACTATAATTTGGCTTAATGGTATTTCAAACATTTGCGCCTGTTTCATTATTTCAGAAACAACCCATGTTGTAGGCTTTTTAACTAATTCAATTACTTTGATTAGACGTAGTCCATCCCAAACACCTATCATTGTGCTATCATCACCAAAACGGGCTATATCCGCAGTAATATATCTTTTACCACCTTTAACGAATTTATTTGTAAAAACATTATTAATATCATCAATCGACATTAAAGCAGACGGATCATCGTCATATTCCCAATCACCATAATATAACCTTTGTTTGCTGTTTTTATCAAGTCTAAGCAAAGATTGCAGATAAGACGGATGTAGGTGTGGGTTGTCTGTTGGAAGAGCCTGTATAAACCTTCTAAATGATTGAAGTGTATTATCTTTGCTAGGTTTATAGAAGTTTGAGTAAGTCCAATTCTTTGCAGGATTGCAAGTACCCAGCATTTTAGGCATTAAATCAAATTCATTAAGTTTATAACGAATACGAGATTTAACTATTTGCCATGCCTTGTAAACAACCTGGTTGCACTCATCAACTACGGCTCCCGTAATCTCTAATGAGCCTAAAGCGTCAAAGTTTGAACTAAGTTCTAAACTTAAATTATCAGACCAAT